CAGAACAATATAAACCTAATAAAGAACTAGGTGAAAAAGTTAAATGGGAATGGATATCTGAATGGTATGAAGGAACTAGAATCGGGGGAGACACTTATGTTAAGATGGAAGTTTGTGCAGTACAAATGCGTAATGCAGACAATATCTCCATCTGTAATCCTGGAATTATTGGGACAGTATTTACCGTTAATACTAACGTAGCCAGAAGTTTATTTGATGAAGCAAGAGATTTGCAATACCTATATAACCTGTTCATGTATAGAACTGAACAGGCATTTATTAAGTATAAAGGTAAAATTGCAAGACTTCCTTTACACTTAGTACCTGATGGTTGGAGTATTGAGAAGTGGCTTTATTATGCAGAGACCATGGGATGGGCTGTTGTGGATGCCTTCAATGAATCGGCCAAGGCCGCATTTAGAGGCAAACCTGCCGGTGCCATGAACGAAGGGTCACCTGTAATTGATATGGAAATGGGTAACTATATCCAGAACCACATCAACATGCTTAACTTCATTGAACAAAGATTAGATACTTTAACAGGTATTACTCCTCAACGCAGAGGGTCTATTGAAAATAGGGAGACTGTAGGTGGAGTAGAGAGATCAGTTATGCAATCAAGTAATACTACAGAGAAGTGGTTTGATGTGCATGACCATACCCGTAAACGTGCTTTAAGAGCCCTTTTAGAGGCCGCTAAGATCGCGTGGGAAGGTAAGTCCTTTGTTAAGGAATTTGTGCTAGATGATGGCTCTATTCAATTATTAGACTTTGCATCTAATGCTTTCAAAGAAGCTTCTTACGGTTTAGATGTTACTAACTCTAGTGAAGATATGAAAGTACTTCAATCAATGCAAGCACTTGGAGAAAGATTTATTGCAGCAGGTGGTTCAATGAGTATTGTTGCGGAAATGCTAACAACTAAGAGTGTTGCGGATCTTAAACGTAAGATTCAAACTTATGAACAAGACCAACAACAAGTACAGGCGGAACAAACCAAAGCAGAACAAGATAATATACAAGCACAATTACAATTCAATCAAGAGATGGAAGGTGCTAGAATTGAACTTGAATATGAAAAGATGGATAGAGATGATATTAATCAGCAACTAGATAGAGAGAATAAAATCTATCTTGAGGAGATTAAGGCGCTATCTTTTGATCCTAATAAGGATGTAGACACAGACGGAATTCCAGATGTGTTAGAACAAGGTAAACTTGCTTTAGAAAATACTAGAACTGCTTATGAACACAATATCAAGAACAAAGAATTGGCGCATAAGCAAGATATAGAAAGCAAAAAGATTGCACTTGAGGAAAGAAAAATCAAGGCAAACAAAGACTTACAAGTGTTAAAGGATAAGGCTGCAATGCAGAGAGAAAAATTAAAAGCAAAGACAGCTATTAAAAATAAGGTATCAGGACAAAAATAATAAGATATGAGTAGAATTAGTAAAGAAATTGAAAGTATTCTAAATACACAGATAGCCAACGAAATGAATAGCTCTAAATTATATAGAGCTATGGCTAACTGTTTAGAATTTGATGGCTGGGTTGGGGCCTCAAAACTTTGGAAAAAGTATGCACGAGAAGAAAATGACCATGCTGAAAAAATCATGGAGTTTATGCAAGACAGAGATTGCCTTCCACAAATTCCTGCAACTGCACAGCAACCCAAAGAATTTGAAGGTATCAAAGGAGTCATTAATAAATCCAATGAGCATGAAATGTCCATATCTGCTAATTGGAAAAAAATAGCTGGAATGGCTATGAAAGAGAGTGATCTTATGACATTTGATCTCGCGCAAAACTTTATTAGAGAGCAAATTGAAGAGGAGGCTAAGACTATATACTGGGTAGACAGACTAAGTATGTATGAACTTACTAAGAAACCTCTTGGAGATTTGGATGAAGAAATGGAAGGTAAAGCATAATCATGGTAATTAATGTAGAAGAGTCTTTATTAAATTCCTCTGGGATTTATGTAATAACTAACGTTGTTAATAGTAAAAAATATGTTGGTTCTACTAATAATTTTAAGAAGAGATATAAGCACCATTTATATAATTTAATAAATAATAAACACTGCAATAAAAAATTGCAACATTCTTTTAATAAATATGGAGCAAATTCCTTTAAATATGAAATATTAGAAAAAGACATAAACAAAGAAAATTTATTTATTAAGGAATTGCGGTGGATATTATTATTAAAACCTGAGTATAATATAATGCTTATACCTGGAGAATACAAAAAATATGTAAATGTTAATAAGATACCAAAAAGAAGTAAACTAGAAGATAATGATGTAATAGAAATTATACTATTATTAAATGATGGGTTTAACATTACAGAAGTAGCGGAAGAATGTGGAGTACTTTCCTCTACTGTAGAGGATATTAAATTAGGTAGGGTATACAAACATTTAAGCTATTTACTAGATTTACCAGAGAGAGAAAGCGCAGATAACTTAATGGAGCATTTAATATATAGAATTGCTTATAGTATAAGCATAAGACATAATGATAAGAGGATAGCAAAAGTGTATAATGTTCCAATTATAACAGTAAAAGAAATAAGAAAACGATATAAAAACGGTGAAATAATTATACCTAAAACTTATATACTAAAAGATTAGGCTATAAGCAAGTATATAATTGTATGAGACCGTAATGATATATCAAAACAATAGTTTTATATTTGTATCAACTTGAAAAGCAAACAAAGACAAAAAAATTAAAGAGCAATGGCAGAACCAAAAGAAGATGTGTTTAAAGGAATGGACTTTGGTGAGTTCATTATAGCTGGGGAAGACTCCGTGATGAGTGACCCGGTTAGGGAGGAAGATCTCCTGCAACATGCAGCACCAGTAAAAGAAAAAACAGTGCCTAAAGAAGGCGCTAAAAAGAATACTAAGGAACTTGATGAAGAAGGCTTAGGAAATGAAGAGCCAGAGGACGAATCTTTAAAAGGAAAAAAGAACCCCTCTCATGATGATAGTCAGTCTGATAATGCTGACTCTTCGATTGCTCTAGTCTTTGCCAAGTTTCAAAATGAGAGGGGAACTCTTTCTTCCTTTGATGAAACAGCATTCGCTGCAATAGTAAAAGAAGAAGGCGATGAGGCAGCTCTAGAATATCTTTATGATAATGAAGTTGAAGCTAGAGTGGCAGAATTTAAAAAAATGTACGAAGCAGATATTCAAGAGTACATTGACTTGAAAGATGTGGGAGTAGATGCTAACACCGCAAAAAAATTAGTAGCATCAAAATCAGCATTTGATGTAATAACTGTAGATCAGTTAGAAGATGAGGATGCTGTGGAATTGAGAACCAAAGTTCTTACTCAAAATTTCAAAAATAATACTAGCCTGCCTGATGATGAGATTGCAGAGTTAGTAGAAAACTTGATAACAGCTGGTAAGGATATTGAAAAAGCCAAACAAGCTTTACCTAAGATTAAACAGTTTAATGAGGAACAAATTAAAGTTGAAAAACAAGCTAAGATTAATGCTCAGATAGCTGCGGAAAAGGTAGAAAAAGAAAGAACTAAAACTCTTAAAGATACTATCTATAGTACAAAAGAGATCTTAGGGCAAAACATCAACAAGGTAACACAACAGAAGCTTGAAAAGTTCCTGTTTGAACCTATAGCAAAAGATGAAGCAGGTACGTCTATATATGGTATAGATGCTTGGTTTCAAAAGAATCCTGTTCAAGCTAGAATTAATTTAGCTTATGCAATTATGACAGGGGTACTTGATGGTAAAATGGACACTATCAAGGCAAGAGAAAAAAGTAACGTCTTAAAAGAATTACAAAACAAAATGCAAAATAAAGGGCAAGGTTTAGATGGCTTCTCAGACGAAGGTTCTAGTGGAAGTACTACTTTATCGTCTCTTAAAAAAAGTTTTAATATTCAATAACAATTTCTAAATTATAACAAATGAGTGTGAAAATGTCTAGAATGCAAATACTCGACCCTTCTTATTGGGGTAAACTAACCAGAGAAGAACATCTTGGTTGGATGGGTATGCAGGATCCACAATGGATTAGTAAGTTCATTGATAGGATATATGAAGTAAATTATGGAGCTGATAATATTGTGTCATTTATTGACAGGTTCCCAGTTAGGTATCTTGATGATGATACCCCTTTTAGATGGGCTTTACAAGGTTCAGAAGAAAGAAATATCGCGTTAGCTAAAGCTACACTTACTACAGGTGGTTCACAAATTGCAGACTCTGATAGAGCAGGTTTAGGTTTTAGTACATTCTTCCTATGGTTCAACGAAGATTTCTTTAGTGTTAC